AATAATCCCTCGTTCTCGCAATGTCAAGAGAAATCTTACGGTCTATGTAAAATAATTCTTGACTCAAACTCTCGTCTGTCGTATTGTATGTACATGCTCACAACAAATGCCTATCAAAAAGTCCATGAGTCGTGTAAATTTTGCGGGAAACCGCGTGACGGCAAGCCGATGCTGATATGCGCCGACTGCCGCAAGGTGTATAATCGGGAGAAACGCCAGGAATCGAGGATGCGCCGACTATCTGATAATGAGATTGGAGGTGATCGGCTGATGGCGAAGGCGAAGAAGGCGGCAAAGAAAGTGGCGAAGAAGACGTAACGTCAACTCCGCGCCCTCGGATAGCTACCGTGGGCAGCCGTTCACTCGGCACGCGGCTGGAGGGGGTCGCCCGGCGTCCTTGGGTTCCGGGTGGCCCTTCCAGTAACCCAAGGATGAGATATGATGTCTCCCAGGATGCTCCAATGCCAAATCGAGTGATTAAGGACTCCATTTGGTCCTCCCCTACGCTCGCTAAACTACCGCTCGATGCTCAACTCCACTGGCCTCGCTGGTTGCTCATGGCTGATGATTGGGGCTGCTTCAACGCCGACCCTGATGTGATCCGGGGATTGGTATACCCGAAAGTCCCAAGTATGACGATTAAGAAAATCTTCGATCTGTGTCAGACGTATGTGAAAGCTGGCCTGTTGTTCCTGTGGGAAGAATCGGAACGGCTCTGGGGATACTTCACGTCCTGGAACGGCCACCAGTTTTGTAACGTCACACACCTCGACGAGGACGGCAAACAACTCCGACACAAGCGAAAGACCTCCGAACCACCAGAAAATGAGCTGAAAGCCTATCTTGAGCAACATAAGCAAATAAGTCAATCAGTTAGCAGAGAGTTAGAGCGGATTAGAGCGGGTCAGAACAAATATCGGAATCCTAATCCTAATCCTAATCCTAATCCTAATCCTAAAACTACTATTGTCTCGAACAGTTCGGCTAACGCCGAAGATTCGAGACCGCCTTCGATTGAGCCCTCAAATGGTCACGTGGAAACCCCGGAAGAATGGAAACCCGTAGAAACCCATCTCCGCACCCTCACGATTCTCAATCAGCCTGAATTGTACGATTGGACTTTCTGGAAACGCCTCGATGAAGGCCACCGGGAATTCCCCGATCTCTCGATTTGCGATGAACTCAGTAAGGCTGAAGCGTGGTTACTGGCAAACCCCCGCAAGGCCGCTACCAAGAAGCACTGGAAACGCTTTATTTTGAACTGGTTTACTAATGCCACAACGCGAAAGGTGAGATATGAAAAAAGCCAGCCATACCGATAAACCCACCAAAGCCGACCGTACCTTAATCTGCCCTCATGACGGGTCCCCGTTGATCCGTACCGGCCCTCGCCAGGGATTTTGCGAAAAAGCCGATGGCTACCCCTTGATGCGCTGGTGGTGGACTCCAGAGGCCAACAAGGGCAAGGGCGCATGGGAGGCCCAGGGTTGGGCATGTCCGTTTGCCTGTCCGAAGTGCGGACATGGCCTCGAATGGGATGGCTGTTGTCTGTCGTGTGGGCCAAAAATCGGCGCTCCTGGGGATCGCTATCAGCGTGATCGGAATCACTGGAAGTATGAGCGGGGACCAGAAGCCGCGATGACCCCAACACAGCACGCGGCGCTCTTGCTACGCTTCAAGGCGCTCAGCGCGAGTTTGGCGTAGGGAGGCCCTAACGATGGCATGGCTTGATAGCTGGCGCAAATATATCAGCACCAGTGGGCGCACACCCGACACGCAGACCGTCAACACCTCACCGACGATGATCTGTCGGCTCCCGCAGTCGGCTGCCGCGCTCCCGCGCAATTTCAAGCGGCTGCGGCAACAGCGAGGGCTCACCGTCGCCGAGCTGTCACGGTTGGCGGTGGATCGGGATGGGCACGTGAGCCGGTCCACGATCCGGGCGATTGAGCGCGGCGCGACCAATCCGACGTTGAGCACAGTCCTTGCGCTCGCTCGCGCCCTCAATGTTGGCATAGAAGCGCTGGTCGAGGAGGGAGGGGAGGGGTGAGCCATCACTACGAGACGGTCAGGCGCATCTACGAACCGCAGGAGTGCAATAGCGGGGCGGCGAGAGCGGGAGCGAAACCCGGCAACCACCACAAGGACAAGGGAAATCGGCGCGAGCGCCAAGCGAAGGCCGTCCTGGAGGCGGACGGCTGGCTTGTGGTAAAGGCTGGCGGATCATTGGGCCTGTTCGACCTGGTGGCGCTGCATGTTGACTATGGGGTGCTGCTCGTGCAGGTTAAAAGCAATCGCCCGCCGGCACGGGCTGAAATGGATGCCCTGCATGCCTTCCAGTGTCATTCCTCATGGCGCAAGGAATTGTGGGTCTACGTGGATCGGGAAGGGTGGAAGGTGAAGGGGCTATGAGAGTGACCGCCATTCGATCCATCCGGGCGTTTTGCGTGGAGTGCATCGGTGGGGCGGTGTATGTCGAGGATTGCACGGCAATCAAATGTCAGCTCTATCCGTTCAGGATGGGCAAAAACCCGAATATCTCAGCAGAAACAAAGGAGAAATCTCGCATACGGATGTTAGACCGATTAGCCACACAGGTAGATCAGGCGTCAGTTAAAGGAAACAAACATAATGAAGGCTGAAAATAGTACACCTAAATGCCAGAGACCGGGTTGCGAATTAGACCTGCCAGCGGGTAGGCAACTCTGGTGCTCCCGAAAGTGCTATGACTTAGTAGAAGGTCGCAAGCGGATCGAGCACAATAAGAACAATGGAACCTCACCACGAAGACTGGGGGCTATTTCGGAGTGTGTTGTCGCTGCTGATCTGCTTCGAAAAGGATTTGACGTATTCCAAGCCGTAAGCGATCAGGCTTCGTGCGATTTTATTGCGCTAAAAGAAGGCGTAATGTTGCGAATAGAGGTAAAAACGCTACAGAAAAGCGCCCACGGTAGGGATATATTTCCTGTTCGGTTTTTGCAAAGTGGCCGCTTCGATGTGTTGGCCTTTGTTGCTCGGGACGGCTCTAGTATTGTCTATCGACCCGATCCGACCGTTTTGACGCTCAAAACGCCACCTACGTTGGCTTCTCAAAAAAATAAATAACCCCGAAGGGGATCGAACCAGCTTCGGGGGTATTTGAACGCTGGGACTTTTGAGCCGATAAGCGGCTTACGTGTCGTCCTGCGATCCGACGCGAGCAATCACGCCCAACGCCAGCGCGGTCAACAAGCCAAGGCCGCCCCACGCGCCCAAGATCAGCGCCCAGGTGCGCCAGTGGCCGAACCAGGGAAGGGCGCTCATGGCGTCACCTCTGAATGATCCTGGAGTTTGTGGGCAATCGCTCGCCTGATCCACTCGCTCTCACTGATCCGCAGCTTTTCCGCCGCTTGGTGTACCTGCTCCCGCATCGTGGCCGGCATGTAGATTTGCAATTTGGTCTCCGTGTTGCTCATGGCTCCCTCCCTTCTGCCTTGGCGACGGCTGCTTCGATTTGCCGGTAAGCGTTCCAGTTTTCCACGTCCCCCGCGCTTTCGCCGGTCAACGTCGCCTCGCCAGCCAACAGGCGCTTGCACGCCTCCAGCAGGTCAGGCGCCGCCGCGATCAGCCGGGCGTTGGCGTCTTGCGTCTGTGCATCAGTTTCGAGCCATTTTCCGACGCCGAATCGTGTTGTGCATACAGGGACATCATTGGCCCATACCGCACAAGCTAGACTAAACTTAAGAGGATCGCCTTGGCGAGATGGTATAGCATTATGTTTCCAAGGTCCCGGCGTGTGGTTCATGGCGTCTCTCTTTCTGCCGTCATTCGACGGCTAGGCGGTTATGCGTAGGCCGTCCAATGTGCCGTTGGATAGATTGCCACCCCCGGCACTCCCGGAATCGTCTGTTTGTCAACCGGATAGGCGTATTTATAGCTGGCAAACTTAATACAGTTGCCTTCCATGACCCGCTTCCGTTGTGGCGGTCCGACAAATTGCCCAGGGGACGGTACGCACTCACCTTGCAACCATCCTGTGTCCCGACTGATTGATCCGATCTCCCGGACCTCGACGGTTTGCCCGCTCACTACTGCCGTTACCTCGTAATAGTCGATGTTAGTTTGATCGTATCCCCAAGAGGCTTTGAGAATATCGCCAACGGCGAGCGTGTGCCGAAACGCCCTGCGTTTGCCCTGTCGCTCTTTCATGCGCTCCGCATGGTCGGCGAAGTTCTCAAGGTGTTGGTCGCTCCGCTCTTGCCTCGCTGCCTCAGAGCGGAAGCAAAAATGCCAGTCACTTTTTAAGGACTTGCCATGATAGGCGATGGCGGCCACTTTTCCAGCTCGTGTCGTGTACCAGTAGACAATGGCCCCTACGCCGTCCCGAGTGTATGGGACGGCATCGACAGGAACGTAACGGGTCGTTGGTGTGAAGCGGGTCAAGGTTTTCATGGCTCTTGTCTCCCTTTAAGCGGCCAGCTTGCGTTTGACTTCGCCAAGTGTTTTCGGTCTGAAGTACAGGTCCAGTTCTCCCCCGCATTCCAAGATTTCCGCAATGCTGATATAGCCGAGTTCTCCCCCATCCCCTAGGTCCGCCAGTCCAAACGCTTGGACCTGGCCGGTTCCCGGTTCATCATCCGGGCTCCCTGCGTCCTTCTCCGTAATCCACCAGCTTGCTTGCCCACCCGCGAAGTAATGCAGGTAGACAATGGCGTTGTCACCCTTGCCGTCTTGGTCGTAGGTCTTGGGCATGGTCTCTATGAGGTGCGCTAAGTCACAGAGCTTCGAGCGGAAGAACTCCCGTTCCTCGCCGCTTCTCGCCATTTGTGCCAAGACGGCGACCTGCTGAGGTCCGAGAAAATCCTTGAGCGTGGTAAAGGCTTGTGCGGTTTCGATTAGTGATCTCATGCTCCCTGCTCCTCTCTCTGCTCGTCGTGAGCCCAAGCGAATCCTTGTAGAGCTTCCGCTTGTGCGAGTAGTCGCGCGGCTGCCGTATATTTTCGGCTTTCATTCAATCCCCACGCTTTCCTCATCAGCGTCAACGCCTTTTCAGGTTCGTCACAGGTTGCAAATAGTGCAGTTTCTTCCCAAGGTTTTCCTGGATTGTAATGCACTATAATCTTATTGCCAGCTATACTATACGTGGCGGCCATTTCCCTTGCCTCCTTGCCCTTTCGGGCGGTTAGCGTACAATCGCCCTAACACCGCCAAAACATTGTTCAACGTGGGTTTTGGCCTTTTTTATCGCATCGTGTAAATCGTCCGCCCGGAAAAAGCATCCCGATGTATGGGGGCGGTCGGCGCTTACGATGTCATACCCCCACCCCTGCGAGTAGTACACACAAAAAACTGTATGTTCGTCGTCATCGGCGAACAAATACGCCCGCCGACTGGTGTTTTCCGCTTGTTCTAAAATCGCCCGATGTAGGGCTTTTTGTGCATCTGTTTTTGTCGCCCCTTCTCCCTCAAATCCAGCACTTAACGTGCCGTCGCTTTCCAACGTGGCATGATAACGACCATCAAAACGATTTTTCACTATTCCTACTGGTAGCATGTGTTCTCCTTTCCGCATGTTCAGTACCGTTAATCAACTACGTCCGTTGAGCAGCAAGACTTACAATCGTGATACCTTCAGCTTTGAGAGTGTTTCTGACAAGCTTTTCCGCTTCATCCATTGTGCGTGATGCGCCAAGTACGAGTATTTCAATGTTGAGCATTTTGGTATGGAGTCCTACCGGTCGAAGCATAAAAAACCGCCAACCTTCCGTACTTGTTACGCAATCTACAAAGTCTTGGCCTATCGTGATTCTGTCGCCGGCTTTCGTTATCATCATCTCCCTACCTCCTGCCCTTGTGGGCGGTTAGGCTGCCGTTGTCCCTCGATCCCGTCCGCGTCGCCTGGTCTGTGGTCCGCGTCCGACACACTCATCAGCTCCAAGCTGTCTCCGGGATCACTCTCGATCTACTGCTAGTATAGTGTTATGATGTTATACTGTCAATAGTGCAACATATCAACGATCTCGCATAGTTACACGACCGATCTAGCGCATTGTAGCGTATACTGTCATCTTGTCCTACCGGTACTTTTTACACGATAGCACCTAAGTGCGTGATTATAGGCTATTTGTGGGTGTTGATCTTATGTCAACGGAAAATGACATCAGACTACGATTATCCCGCAGATGCCCGTCTAGCGCGGGTTGGCAGGGATTGCGTTATTGATATTGTGCGGAAAAAAAATATAAAAAATTTGGGGCTTGACAACGTACCCTGCTATGTGGTATGTGATCTGATATCACTAGGTCCAAGTGGCGGGGAGGTACACTATATGGCACGCGGTAAGGCCATTACGATGCAAGACGTGGCAAACGTTGTCGCCGCACGAGTCCTTGATCCGGTGGCCAGTAAAAACACGATAGGGGCGCTGGTAGGGCGTGATCATAGCACGGTCGCACGGATAGAGGAGCGGTATAAAGGGTTGATAGAGCAGTACGCCCCCCTCCAAACGCGCAAGCTCTTGGACGACCTCGATATCACCCGCCGCGCCTATCTATCGAGATTACTTGATCCCGATGTCCTTGAGAGCGCCTCAGCTCGTGATACCGCGGTCGTGTTTGGGATCGTCTCGGACAAGCACGCGCTGCAAGCTGGCATGCCGACCTCCATCACGCTCAATGCCAATCTGGATGTGGCAATGCCACAGGTCCTGGAGCGGCTCCAGCGGGCGATACAGGCACGTAGCGGGCAAGTGGGCGAGGCTACCACATCTGGTAGTGGGAGTGAACAGGATGTGCCAGCCTAGTAGATATGTCAACAGAGATCGCTGTAAGTCTATGATTCTACTATGCTGCTAGAGATACGTCAGAGAAGATGCATTATGTCACCCTGGGACTTGGGTGAGTGGGTAATGGGCAACCCCCCCTGGGGGGGGCGAAACTTAGGGTACCTTCTCCCAGAGCACTCCATCTAAAAGGTCATACCTCAGCGCTTATTAGTCGTGCAAACAAACGGCCCTGAGTGTAGGCATGGAATGAATCTTGCAGAACCAAACACAGGCACGTTTCTTGGGTATAGGGGGGGTATATTAAATACTTCCTTACAGCGTGGGGGGGAAAAGGGAAATCATGGGACGGCTTCTTCAGGGGACATGGAATACACGATCGGCGTCCTGGTCGAAAGCAAGACGAAAAAAATCCTACGCTCCGAAAGGAGCAGCAAATACACGTGAACGTCTCTTAAGGGGACGTGCCGATTATATGAAACAACAACCCACTGAAGCTGAAGAGCGAATCTTCCACGCACTGAAATATCTCCGTATTCCATTCATGCCTCAAGTTGTTATTGGTCGATATATCGTTGATTTTCTTCTCACCAACCGGAATATCGTGCTTGAAATAGACGGCTCTTCCCATAAGCAGAAACGGGCCTACGATCAAAGCCGGGATGACTTCTTAACACGGTTAGGATGGCAAGTGATCAGGGTTTCGAATGAACACGCCACGATCGAATGGGTGACAGCCCACGTTGTCTCACTGCCTGTGACCGATCAATGCGTGATCATCCAACGATTATCCGATGCCCGAGCAATCGAACGAGATCGAATACGACGTAGGAATCATTCACAGACGTTGCCGGATACTCGACACCTACGCTCCGCCTAGCACAGTGACGGAGCGAGGAGTAGACCATCACAGCAAGGAGAACACATGGCAAAGACGGGGAGTCCTTGGGGAGTCTTTCCACGAGTCAAGACGACGAAGGGGCGGCCATCGAAGAAGGGGGGGTAACCCGTGAGTGAGCGGCCCCTGCTGGACACGATTGCGGAGCTGAGTGAGGAAGAGGCGGAGACGTATCTCGCGTCACTCCCATTAGAGACGTTGGTCGGGGAGGCGAATAGTCTGACCTCGGCCTGGGAGCAGCGCCGGCAGGAGAACGCGATTCTCTTTTATGAACCGGTGCAAGCACAGGCGGCTGAGTTTCATGGGTGTACGAAGCGAGAGATACTGATCTCTGGGGGGAATCGGAGCGCGAAGTCGGATACGACGCTTGCGGAACTGGTGATCCAAGCCACAGGGGTCGTGCCGTACAGTCTGAAGGGGACGTATCCAGCGCAGAAGCTGCAGCGACGCCCCATCCGGGCCCGGGTACTGTGTAAGTCCATCAAAAAACTTGAAGAGGTCATTAAGCCCAAGCTCCAATATTGGCGGTGGAATGGGCCGGGTGTGCCTGGGAGTGATCGGGGCCACTGGGGATGGATTCCCCGTCAGTGTTTACGAGGGGGAGAGTGGAGTAAAGCCTACAGCGAGAAGTACAACACCTTGACGCTTGCCGATGGCGGGTGTTTTCACTTCAATACTTACGAGCAGGACGTGGAAGAAATGGCGGGCGGAAGTTTTCACGTGACGTTCTTTGATGAGTTGCCACCAGAGGGGCACTACAAGGAATGTCGGATGCGCTTGCTCGACACCGGCGGTCAGCTGATGACCGCCATGACCCCTCCAACAGAAGCCTCTGGCGTCGCGGCCTCCTGGGTCTACGATCAACTGTATCAACCCGGCATGACGGGCCATGAGGACATCGCGGCCTTTGAATTCTTTACGGAACACAATCGCATCCTTGGTTCGGAAGAACTCCGATGGATTGCCTCCGGTCTCACGGATGAGGAACGGCAAGTCCGGTTCTACGGCAAGTTCCTGCATCTCTCAGGGCTTATTCACCCGCTGTTTACGGGGGCCACCACCAGGCAATGGTGTCTGACGTGTGATCGACCCGTAACGGCCATGGATGGGGGGCGGTGTCCGGCGTGCCTCCAGGGGGATCTGCTGCCGTTTACTCATGTCATTGCACCGTTCTCCTGGCCGAGTCGGTGGCCGGTGGTGATGGTGATTGATCCGCATCCCAGGAAACCGTGCGCGATTACGTGGACGGTGGTGGATGAAGAGGATCAGTGGATACAGGTGGGAGAATGTGAAGCCACAGGGACGGCCTACGAGGTCAAGGCCGCGATCGAGATGTATGAGGAGCGACATGATCTCCAGCCTGTCTTGCGACTCATTGATCCGAATGCGGCGGAAAGTCGCAACGATAAGATGGAACAGGGGTGGACACTGCGACGGGAATTCGATAAAATCGGGTTGCGCTGTACCCTGGCGAATGATAACTTTACCGTGGGGAAAGACAGGTTTAATGAGGCGCTGCGGCCGGACCCCCTGACGCAACGTCCTCGGTGGCAGATCTTCGACCGGTGCGAGAAGACGATTTCGGCCTTGAGCCGCTTTACCTGGGATGAATGGACCCGCAATCACGAGTTTAAAGAACCCAAACAAACTCCCAGGGATAAACACAAAGATTTTCCTGATACCTGTCGCTACCTGGCGATGGCGAATCCCACCTATCGGGGTTTGCAGACCGGGCATGAGGTCCTTCGGTATCGAGGAGCGGCATGATCCCTCTCACCACAGCCCCACGACACACAACGGAGTAGCGATGTTGGGAAGAGGATAAGCGATGCCCACACTCAACGCACACACGACAGACGTCCCTCCTCCTCCACCACCATTTACCCTGCCAAAGCGCTCGACACGCTCCATACAGGTCTCGGCTGAGGAGGTGGTGGACTCGGTGTTGGAGCGTATTCGTCAGGATCTCCAAGACCGCAGCGAATGGATGGAGCATCATCTTCGTCAGTATGCGAAGTATCGGGGATGGGTGGAACCGAAGTCCTGGCAGTTTCGAGACGCGAGTCACGCGCATCTCCCAATTACGATGTATACCTGCCAACGGATTGAGGATGCCCTGTATAATGCCGTGATGAGTCAGCGTCCAGTGATGCAATCCAAGGCCAATCAGAAACAGGATGCGCAAAAAGAACATCGTATTGACCATCTGCTTGACTACGAATTCTTTCAGTGCGCTGGCGCCGAACGCATCCTTGCTGATGCCATTCAAAATCTCGTCGTGGATGGGACGGTCCATCTGATGATTCCCTGGGTACGCAGCCTCCAGACCACTCGACTCTTTACCCGACTCCCTGCTCCTCCAGATGGCGCGGAACTCCTCACCTATCTCTACCAGCAATTTGTGGTGCTCTACGGAGAACAGACCCTCGTGGTCAACCGCACGGGCCATCGGTTTACCGTGCAGACCCCGGGGGGGCAAGTGGACCTGGAAGTCTATCAGGGGGTGGACGGGGATCTCGAAGTCATTGAACAGCGCGACCTGAGGCTCGATCACTTAGGACTGTCGGTCGAGGATCTGGAAGATATTGTGGTCCCCGCGAATTGCACGAATCCACAACCCCCGTCTGAGAGCAATCCTCGGGGAGCCCACCACGTCACTCGCCTGTGTGCCGCGTCACTCGATACCATCCGTCGCCGCCAACGCCAGGGGATCTATGATCTCCTCAGCGAGGCCGATCTGACGGTCTGCGAGGGGTGGAGTGACCAAGGCATGACCGAGGAGACGACGGAGGCCAAACTCCAAAAAGACGAGATGGAAGGGATCCAAAGTCAACAAGGGGAAGGCGTCCATGGGTCGGTCCAAGTCCTAGAGGTCTATGATCGGTATGATGTCAATGACGACGGGCTTGAAGAGGACGTGATCTTCTGGATTCTCTGTGACAAGGACTTCACGGAGGGACGCCTCGCACGGGCGCGCTACCTCACGGAGATTGTTCCGCCGGGTCCGCATGGGGCCAGGCGTCCTATTGAGAAGATCGACCTCTTCCCCGTCACCAATCGTTACTATGGCATCGGGTTTCCTGAGTTGGTGGAGGGGTCACAAGACCTGATGAATACGATGTTTAACTTCGGCGTCGATGCCGGGGTGTTAAGCAACATGCCGTTCTTTTTCTACCGGGCGGCCTCTGGACTCAAATCGGATATCCTGAAGCTCAATCCAGGAGAGGGGTATCCCGTGGATGATCCTCGCACCGATATTTATTTCCCGCAACTCCCCACGGCGGGCGGATCCTGGGTCTTCAATGAACTCTCGTTGCTCAACCAGTTTCTCGAAAAACTCACGATGCAGAGCGCCCTCGCGTTTGGGGGGATTCCTCAAGGCAAATCGGCAGCCCTTCGAACCTCCGGGAATATGGCGTCGGTGATGAATCAGGGGGATATGCGGAGTGAACGGATTCTCCGGCGACTCATGGAAGGGTTGTCTCGGGTCTGGGATCAAGGGTTAGCTCTGCTGCAGCAGTATCTCCCTCCGGCGACCGAATACCGGATCCTCGGTGTGCCGGAGTCTCAGGAGCGATTTGACCGTATTCAGGACCGTGACGAGATAGCGGGACGATTCCATTTCCAGTGGAAGGCCACGATCCTCAATGCCAATCCACAGGTCAAGCAACAGGCCGCGCTCTCGTTGGTTCAGATTCTGTCGAACCCCATGATGCTTCAAGCCCAACTCACGGGGCCAGAGGAACTCTATCGTGCCATGCGCCGGTACATCGAAACGCTCGATGAACCCAATCCCGATCAGTTCCTGAAGCGGCCCCCTGGGGTGGGGACGAGTCAAAAACTCACCGCAGAGATGGCGATCTCCATGATCCTTGAAGGCCGGATGCCGGAGGAGGTCAACCCAGCAGAACCTCTCCAAACCCATGCGGAGACGTTGACACAGTTCCTGCATTCCGATCTATTCGGGGTCCTGACACCCCAACAGGTCACACTCTTTGGGGCCTATCTCAAACGGGTCATGGCCGCCGTGCAACGCATGCAGCAACAGGCGCAACTCGCACAAGTGGCCCAGCAAGCGCAGTCGTCCCTCGGGGGCGGCATGATGCCACAAGGACAACCC